GGCTAATAGAGTCTCAGGATTAATTAATGTATTACCGGATCCTATAATCTCATTACCAAACTCTTGTCTGAATTGCATCTCAGATGTATTACTAATAGTTTGTTTTTTCCACTTCTCATCTCTTCCTGGTACATCCCACCAATCAACTCTAAATGGAATAAATTCATTTGTCTTTTGAACAGCACCTTCATATAGTTTATTAAACATATTGTTAACACCATTACGTGTAGAAGTAATAATAACCTTTGTTGAAACACCAGCTGAAACTACTGGATAGGTAGAAGTATAGAACTCGGCATCTTTTTCTACGAAAGCAAACTCATCGAGGTATACTAAGTTAAGTGACATACCTCTAATAGATGAAGCCGACGTAGCTCTCGCTACAATTTTAGAGTTATTGGAAAATTCTATTGAACCTTTATTTAAAGCTTTACATCCTGGCTGTAAAAAGAATGGAATGTTTTCTAACATTAAAGTAATACGAGATAACATTTCTCTTGCGGTGTCACCTTTGTTAGCGAGTATACCTACTACTTGTTCCCCTTTAAATAAAATATACCAAAGAAGATAAGCTACAGTACTTATTGATTTACCAGATTGACGACAAGCAAGAACAATAGAGAATCTATTAGCTTGAAAATGTTTAAACATTTCTTTTTGATAAGGATAAAGTACAAAGGGAACTAAGCCTTCGTCGAGGTTAATTACTTTACAATATGTTTCTGCAAAGTATACTGGGTCAGTCAGACACTTTTGATATTCAAGTAGTTCTTCTTTAACCCATTCATGTGGTACATCGGCCCCTCTAACTAAAGGGTTACCGAGATATTTATTATCCGCTTTCGACATTAATCACTTTCTCATCACGTAACATTTTTTGTAGCTGTGCTGTGCTGCCTATGAAGACATTATTATTAGTAACGCCAGAGCCATCGACACCAAGACTAGCCATGCTATTCCCTTCAAATTTAATCTCCTTAGTTGTTTTTTGAAGCTTCATTAGCTTCTCTGCTATCTCAGCATTATTTTTAATAAGTTGACCGAGGACTTCAAATGCTCTTGGGTGTTCACTCTCTCGAGCAACCTCAAGCATTAATTCAATTGCTTCATCACCTTGTGTTGATAAATCATAAAGCTTATTACGTATTGCTATATAATCCTTATCTAAATCATTCTGTGCCATTGTATACTCCATAATGTGTATTCCATTTTTCTAAAACTCCATGCTTTGCTCTAGCATCATCTTTATTACCACCTTCATATGGTATAGCAAATCCCTCAGATATTAATAATTGGTTAATATCAAATCCATCTTTTGATGATACGATAGTACCTAAGACTCTTCCGAACTTACCTTTCTTTTGTAATTTAGTTTGTAATATAAAATCTTTATCTTTTAATAAAGCTTCTAATCTTTTCTTAGCAGCTAATCCCCAAGACTTCTCTGCTAAGTTCCTAGTACGAGATTCAGGTGTATCAATACCCATAAGTCTAATTCTTTCTTTCAATACAACTTTAAATCCTAAATCTATATAGGCATCAATGGTATCACCATCCACTACTCTTATTAATTGTGCTTTATAATTATACATTACGGCTCGTTAAAGAAGTCTATTGTTTCTGTGTATGGAGTTGTATCACCATCCCACTTATGGACTTCTATGTTCTGTTCAGTAGTTCCATCTTTAAAGTATGTTTCAGTATCTGTAATAACATTTCTCTCAGCCACACCTCTATAATATTTAATTCTTGTTTCAAATGCTAATGTGTATATAATAGTTCTTCGTCCAGGCACATCTCCCTCATAATCATCTTGGGGTGTAACGCCAGTAAGGGTAATAGGAACATCTGATTTAATACCCATATCAGGAATATCATTTATTGTTACTGTATATTCTGGTTGGAATATAGGAAGAATTTGTTCTAATATTTGTAATGCTTCATCTTGTGTCTTACTTAAAATATTTAATTCAAATCCCACTTTATATACAACTGGGGTACCTAAGGTAGTTACATGTTTCTTATCTTCCGCATCCACTTTAATAAAATTTTTCATTTTATTAACTCTAGCGGCGCCATCATAAGTGAAGTCTGTTATCTCAAACGCTATACGCGGTACCTTAATAGCAATGCCAGGGTCTCTTTGTTTTTCATATAGCCTAGCTAAAGTTTTTTGACGAGGTCCATAAGCTAAAGGAACTTTACTTCGAGATAATACTTTCCCATCAGCCGTTGTCTTTTGCACTTCTATATCATTGAATAAGGAACCGAATACGGAAACCATACGTCTCGTAGATGTGTTATACCAATAAGCACCAAACATTATGGGTCTCCAAATGGATTAGATTCAGTGAAGTCAATTATACTATCACCAATTGTTTCGAAGATATCATTATCTTCATTATTAAAGTTAGACTTACCAGCTACAGATATAGAAACACATTGATAATTAGCTCCCGACTCTGTTCCAATAATAGCTTTAGTAGCTTCAGTGGATACATAGAATTGTGAGAATTTACCATCTGTAGTAACATGACTTACAATAGATACTTGGCCTGAGTCTGCACCAGAGGATACCCAAGAAGATATCTCACCTTCAATATTAATTGGATTACCATCACCGTCATTAACACCAGTCCATTGTCTTACAGTCTCGCTCATTTCAAAGTTAGTACCATTACCGTTATCTAATTCATACCAGTATTGAGTAGCATTAAAGGATTCTATTTGGTCTATAGCAACAATGTTAGTATCAAATTCTTCATTACCATATTCGAATAACTCACACTGCATTTCATATACAGGGAGTTTTTGTAATTGATAGAAAGGAGCTTTAGGCTCGACATACCTTATTTCAAATAAAGTATCAGCCATAGTTAGATAAATTAAATCACCTTCTGCAGGAGCGGTGATTGCTAAATGAGTACCGACAGAAGCTTCCCAACGTCTCTTAGCAACGACAAATGTAGCTTGGTCTCTAATCTCTAATCCAAACTTACCTAAAAGATTTCCATCACCTTCATAGCCTTCTACATTTTGGATCCACATCTCTATTTCAAAAGCTGAGTCGAACTTAGCATACTCCTCATTCAGGATATCATCGTGTGAAATCATTGTGCGCGGGATATAAACTACATCCTGCCCAAACATTTTTAAAGACTCAACTACTAAGTCTTCATATAAGTTTTGTTCGGACGTTGCTGCACCGTTAAAATATACACTTGTTGCCATTAAATTATCCTACGAGAAAATCGTCGGGTAACATCCACGCTAACTGCATTTGTTCTTCTAAAAGCCTAATCTCTTCTACAGCGTCATCGTACATCTGCCGACCATTCATTGTTATACCACCTGGTAATTGAAATCCATCGAATTTCATCATGTTCGAACCCCATTGTCTTTTAACAAGAGCCGTAACATATTGCTTTAAAAACATATCATTATATACATCTGAATATGTAGTAGGGTCTACAATCTTATATGCCTCTACTACTATATAACTACCTGCTGTCCACGTTCCTGACGCAGTAGTACATGCAGCTTCGGTTTCAATAAGAGGGGACTGTACTACAGAACATTCGCCGGCTACTAAGTCTCCAAAGCCTTCGTCTATATGAAGTCTATTCATATGACGATTAAATCTTAATAGTTCAGTTGAATTTAATCTATGGTCCATTAACGAAAGATGATTCATTCGCTGTTCGTATATTTGAAAGTCTAAAGAACCTCCCATTGTATTACCTGAGAATGCCATCATATCAGATAATCTCATATGATAATTTACATTGAATAGAGATTCAATAGAACCTCCATGTCCCATATCCAATACTCTAGTAACGGAAGTATAACTATCATCTACAGCAATGTAACTATTTTCTACATCTGTATGTGTAATTAAATGTTTGAAGTAGTCTTTAACAATAGCATCAGCATGATACTCTTGATAATATTGTAAAGCATCATCAATTCTATCTTCGACTTGGTCATCATCTACGTTGATTTCTATAACAGGAGCTCCCAATGCCCTTAATGCATGCTCTGCCAATTGTGTTCGTGTGGTTACTTTTGCCATAATAATTCCTTAAATGTATACCATTATTTATATATTTAGTACACTCGTCTGTTAAGTTTCATATGTTTCCCCATAGTTTCATCTATTGCTTTTGCTTCAGCTAGAGTGAAAACAAGTGATGTACCATTTATCGGAAAAGCATCTACATAGCTATTCAGGTCAGGCCATAAATCCTTTTCAAAAGTTATACATCTATTTGTAGCCATAATAGAATATGTACGTGCATAAAATTCTTCTTCAAATGAACCTATATCATATTGTCCTACAGCCATCATCAAATTATAATAAGTAGGATGGTTTACTTGAGTGTGAGTTAGAAGGAGAGGAATCGGCCTATTAGCATTTGAATCCCACATCATGTCCTTGAAGTCTGACATACTTTGATATGACACGACATCACCTGAAACAGCACCTGCAGCTGATGAGCCCCAATCATTAGTACCTGTATGAAGATAGTGAGACCCTTCATGCAACAACGTTTGTAATAAACCAACAGATGTACGTGGTGTTCCAATATCAGTATCCCTTGCTGCAAGAGCTACTACAATATGTCCATTAGGGTCAAGCTGAGCACTTGAGTCAGCATATCCTTTAGATAAGCCACCACTCATTTGCATTCCTGTTCCTCTAAATTTTCCTGAGTTGGGCGGGTCTTCAATAATACCATTATGTAACCCCCATAGCTCTTCAGGAATAGTTCCTGGACCAGGCACCGTTACAGAAGCTCCTGTTGATGCATCTATATGTGGTAAGAGAGGATAATAATAATCCCCGGAAGGTGTCCCTTGGACAGGACGCCTTTGATGCCATTGCATTGAACCAACACTAGTTGGATTAGTAGCTACTAGAAATGGATTAGGGTCAATCATATAATTAAACGGTATATAAACACCTGATGCTGCATTAGCACTTGCATCTTCATGCCACCAATCTAATACATATACCTTTATCGTACCTTGGGCGGCGGGATCCCAATCCCACGATTCAATAGAAGTATAAAGTTCTGTTAAATCAATATTAGGGTTTGCAAGGGCTTGTCTTATTCCCCTTAGATATTCAGGAACCATAATGTCATTACCATTAGCATCCGTTCTATAAAAATGTAAGCCCCAAGTTTCTACATTATCTCCCGCACTATCTATAAACCAGCCTGGCGTCTGACCGCCACTAAATACATAAGACCAAAATGCATCTTGAATGACATGATAATTTCCCCCTGCTGGTATAGCCATTTGTTTCACATCTTGATGATGGTCTCTATAAACCATCGTACTAAATCTATTAGAGATATCAAATATTGGAATAGGACTACCATAAGCATATGATTGTAAATCAGCTTTATAACCAGCATACCATTCATCGCCACCTCGAAATTCAAAGTTATACAGAAGTAAGTTCATTACATCATCTACTGTTTTAGCTGGAGGGACAACATCAGAATGGGGACCAGTAGCAGTTAACGCCATTGGGATAATAGCACAATGATTATGTTCAAAAGACATACTCAAAGTTCCTGCAGTTAGCGTATGAGCATTTACTTGATACACTTGCCAAAACTTATCAGTTCTAGTTACAGTATCTTTATAGCTATCAGATGATGTATCAGTAGACATATAATGTCCTGTAAGATATAGATTTACTGCAGCAGTTCTATTAGCTGTTTGAAGCTTAACCCATTCTAAATCATCTGTATCCTTATGATGAGCACCAACAATAGTTAATGCAGAATTCTGGTCAAATGATAATGAATCAATATAAGCTTGAAATTTATCTTCAGTAACACTTTCACCCTCTATAATCCAATCAGGATATTCTATTTTTCTCTCGTCATATGGTTTCCAATTTCGAGCGCCCACTCTTTCATTCCATCTATCAATGGCACCTTTATATCTGTTTATATTATCAGGTAGTCTTGGGAACGTCATTTGAGTATAACCATATGCAGTATTACCTTCAATTCCAGGTGAGGCATCTGCAATCCAATCTGACTCTTGACCTATAAGAGAATCAATCCACCATAACATATTCGAATGGAACGTACTATGATTAAAGTTATCGGGGGAAGTTGGATTGGGTGATAGGCCTTTAAGCGAACCCTTATCATATCTAAGGATATCATCATATACTAAATTAATAGCTTGAGTAGTCCATGAACCTAAATTAACATTAAGATGTTTAAAATATGGAGGGTGTCCAGTTCGTTTAGCAATGAATGCATTTCTCACTTCCATATCTGGAACTACTGCAGTAGTATTTTTTGTTTGTTGTCCTAAGATTGCTTTACAGTGAGCAGGCCATAAGTATCTTGTAAGTTGAGCTTGATAAAGTGGTGTGGCCCATTTATCTAATTTCTCATCCCAGATATCAGATAACTCATGATACTTGTTATTCATAGCTACATTAGCTCTAGCTCTACATATTATCTCTTGAATCTTTTGTTGGTCGCTTGGATAATGTGTTACTGCTAAGTTCTCTGTACCATTAATACCTGAATGCCAGTCATCTAAATTTACAAATGTATTATAAAGATTTGCATGGAGACTCATATAGTCTGCATCTAAAGCTGACCACTTATCTAAATCCTCATCATTCCATACTAATTTATCAATAATAAGAGCTGTAAATAAATTATGTCCCATTAAAGGCATCTCAGTATCGTGGTTCTGTAAGAAGTGACAATACTCATGTAACATAGTACTAAGAATTTGTAAGGGTGTTCTGCCTTCATATAAAATATAGACAGTATCGTTTGATGTTTGTCCGTTAGCACCTGCAGTATTATCCACACCTATACCTAATTGCTTAGCAAAGATAAAGATTGGTCTCTCAGCAGTAATAGGAAAATAAAACTCTGGGTCTTCTAAAAGATAAGCTTTGGCAGGTAGTGCAGCTACTGCAGTTGCTAGTGCGGCAATGACTCCAGCCTTAATGACAGCCTCTTCTGATTTCTTATAGAACTTTACTCCATAGCGAGTAGTCCTAGCAATATAAGTTAGGGGATTAGTCATTAATTTTTCATTTACTTGGAAGTCTCCAAGTAACTTTAAAAGATGCTCGTTGGTTTTATCATAGGGTGTGGTCATACTATTATTTATTAGTATGTCAAGGGGACATTATAAATTTACTTAAGAACTTTGTTGAATGTTCTTTCTAATTGTTTAGTATCTTTTATTAATTTATCAATCTCTTGGACAATCCATTTGGACTTGATAGGGTCCATATCTATTTGATTTTCTAATGACCAAGCCATGCCATCAAGGTCAGATACCATATTCTTAGCCTTAACTTTAAATGCAGCAGCTGTTCTTCTATCGAGAGGCTTAGCTAACTTAGCTCGCGTCTCCGGTGAAGCTTTAGTTCTTTCTAAGAATGTCTTCACTTTCTTCTCTGTAAAGCTTCCATAGAATCTAATCTATAGTCGCCGAATTTTTTAACTGCTTCTTTCTTCTTCTTCTTTCCTAATCTCTTTTCAGGATATTCAATGTTACCGGACTCAACAGAACCATCTGCAGTCATGTCTTCAGACATCCTAGGTCCTTCTCCAGCTAATGCTTTATTAGCAGCTGCAAGAATCTTATCTGTTTCAGATATTTTCTTAGCTTCTCTTTTTTCTTTAGCTTTCTCTAATCGAGATAGAGCGGATTTAAATCCTCTAGTCCTGATGTCTACTCTTACTTCATTTACTTGGCCTTCTGAATGATACCCGTTGCCACCACAATGAGAACATCCGTCTCCACCGCATTCTGGACAAACAACATCTTCATTAGCTTTCTTAAGGATATCCATAACTTCTTTGTCATCAGATAATCCTCTTTTCATTTTCTCAATTTCTTTAATGGCTCTTTCCATATCGCCAGAGTATTTCTTAGCAAGCATTGTAATCTTTCTACGTTGACCTGGATTAATTCTTTCATGTATCACACTTTCTTTCTTATCATCTTTCTTATCTTCAGGACTATCGCCTTCCCATCCTGCGTCAATAGCATCGTAGAATTTCTTTTTCTTATCGTCATCTAATTCTGATGGAGAGTCAACGCCAAATCTTTTTAGTATACTTTTAAAGTATTTTTGGTAGGCCTCTAAGCCCCCCTTGGCCTCCCCGAATCGGATCCTAGTTCTGATTTGTTTAAGTGATTTCAATTTATTCTCCTCGTTGGTTTTCCAACAGAGCAGCGTTCTGTTGCGTTAAATGTTCCAAAGTAATTGTTAGTTTATTAAGTTCAATCATAATTGCTTGATATTTTTCAGCTGAGGCATATCTATACTCCGTATTCTTTGCTACTATATTTGCTAATGCCTCTTGCTTAGCTGTAATCTCTGATGCCCACCACACGGATGTCATCGCCTGTATTATAAGCGTCATAAAAATAGCGACGCCAGCGGTCCTAAACCAATCTGGTAAGGATGCCTTTGTTCGTCTTAACGACTTCAATTGTCCCTGTACAGAAACTAATTGTTTCTCAATCTCTAACATCCTCTCACTCATTACTGAACCTCAATACTTATTTATCTATATTTATAACTTATTGTCATTCATAATGACCTTTCCCAGTTTGAGACCAGAGATTTTTTCGTTAGGGACATACCTCCATATATAATTTTTACCGCCTAATTCGTCCTTACCTTTTATTCCGAATACTGTTTGTGTTAATCCAATCTTAACTACAATAACCATCTTGCCATCTAACATTGCTTTATCCCCTTCCTTAAAGGGACCAAAGAATTTAAAATTCATACCTTTGGCTATGGCTACTGCAAAATCTTTTATCCATAATGAAACTACTATACCTATCATCATAGCGATGAAGGGTGTAGCCATCTCCGACACTAGACCGGATAGTTCTTGTGGCTCCATTAGCGCGTTATACTTCTTGCGAAAATAGCTAAGTCTGAACTAAGTTCAGTTAGCGAATTTATATGTTGTTGAAGTATTACAATATTACCTCTAAGACGTGTTGTCTCAGAAGATACTATAGTTGAGTCGAGAGATTTTGTAGCTTCTGATAATAAAACTACAGAGGAATTACTCTCTACCGGAACGGCATATGATGGAAACGTTAATTTACTATGGTCTATAGATGTAGCAGCTGTGGCTACAAATAAAACCCCAGCAGATGCCATCGAACCAATTAAAAGATGTGTCATGTATTACCACTTATTGCTTTGCTTGTAACTTATTTATACAAATTATAAACTCAGTGGGTTATCATTAGAAGAACTCGCCTCGACATCATCTAAATCCTCTCCTAAATTCTCCATTTGAACTTCTAAAGCACTAAGAGCAGACATTATTCCTGAAACATCTATGTTTTGTAGAGTTTCTACATGAGCAATAAGTCTTTCTACTTCAGCTCTCATGTCTGAATCATCATACGGTTCATGGACATTATCTATGTCTCTACGTAGAGTATCTATTGATTCCAACACAGCTGTAATCTGTCTAGTTAATTCTGCCGGGTCGTTATCCTCTTGCCTAACGGTTACTACTTCAAGGTTGCTTATTATCTCTGCTACCTTATCATGTACCCATGCGTCATCATATACATACTCTGAGTGAACTTCTGTTTCGAGTTCAGCGATACGAGTATCATATTTTTCAAATTTATCCCATACTAGTGCTGCACTCCAAATAAATCCAGAGATTGTTACAATGACTGTACCAATTACAGTTATAGGGAATTTCTTACTTGTTAATTTATTAGCCATATTCTCGTTCCTCGTACCAATTGTTATTGTCTTGATATTGTTTATATTTATAATCATCTAGTATTGGGTCTTCTTCATACCCATCATCACTATAAAAATCATCTTCTTCTTTACCATACCAGTCTTGCATTTCATCTAATATAATACTTTCTGGTAGTTCCATATCTGTATAAGTATCAAAATTATTTTGGTCATTCATTGTTAACATAAAACCTGTAGTGTTAATACCCTTAATCATTTCAAGTGTGCCTATCACTTCTTCTATGTTCTGTATCCCGGTGGATACAGTTTTCGAACTACCGCTTTTGGATTCTGTTTTATCTTTATCATCCGAGCTAGACTCTTCTGAGGATTCTTCTTTGTCATCATCTGATGCTTCTTCCGAAGACTCATCTTCGGATTCTGGCTCTTCGTCTTCACTAGACTCCTCCTCGCTTTCTTCTTCAGTCTCTTCTTCTTCTGGCTCTTCTTCTTCTTCTTCTGATTCTTCTTCAGTCTCTTCTTCGCTTTCTTCTTCAGTCTCCTCTTCAGTCTCTTCTTCTGTTTCTGCTTCTTCTTCAGCCTCTTCACTTGTTTCTTCTTCTGACTCTGACTCTGTTTCTGCTTCTTCTTCAGATGATGTTTCTTCTTCTGAAGTACTCTCATCATCTCCCATAGTGTCATCATCTCCCATAGTATCGTCGTCGCCTATGGTGTCATCATCTCCTTGAGTATCATCATCGCCAAAACTATCATCATCGCCCATAGTATCATCATCTCCCATAGTGTCATCGTCACCAAAAGAATCATCATCCCCAAAGCTATCATCGTCACCAAAAGAATCATCATCCCCAAAGCTATCATCGTCATCACTCCAACCAGAATCATCATCTCCTATTGGAGGTAAAGCAGTTACACTTGTATCATCATCTCCTATATTTATACCCCCAAAGCCATCATCGTTAAAGATATCATTTATTGTAACTTCAGTAAGGGGGATTTCGGTTTCGTTTATAGTAATTAAATCATTAATAATTTCTTCTATAATTGTTTCTACAACAGGTGTTTCAATATAGTCATATGTTATAGACATATTAGCAAATCGGATTCCGTCAGTATTACCTCCAGCGTCTACACCACCAATAGTCATTACAACAGAATCAATATCTGCTAGATAGTTTTCATCAGTAAATGTACCATTCATCTCATGCCATGCACCATCACCCCAAGTTGCAGTGAAAGCACCAGGACCAGTATGAGTTAATGAATCACCATTAACATCTTTAAAGTCTATGTCTATAGTAATAGCATCATTAAAACTACCACCTCCAACACCTGAGCCAGCTTGATATGCACCAGAGGAAACATCTAATGACCAATTGATTCCTGTAAGGTCATTGTCGTCAGGAATAACTGATGCTACAGCTAAAGCATCTGTACTTGCGAAGTGGTCATTGTTTGCAGTTCCGGCATATATGATTCCACCGGTTTTGTATACATCGTCATGTGACCACCCATTAGCAGTAGTAACATAGATATGCATATGTATATCGGGATAGGGATACGGGCAGATGTTGAACTCACATTCTGTAGTGCCCGGAGTTGAGTTATCTATTTGATTAGAAGTGGTCGCCGCTCGTATTGGGGAGCCTACTGCCATTGTCAAAATGAGACTCCACGACAGGAATGTCATGAGTAATGGTGTAGGTGACGCTCTCCTCTTCGAGAAACTCTTCTGCTTCTGTAACTTCTTCTTCAGTAAATTCATGAACTTCCTCTATTACTTCTTCTTCTTCAACTATTAGTTTACCCTCTTTATCAAGATATCCAGCATCAATGAGGATTTGTTTCATTCTAAGGTATTCCTGGAAGTCAGGTCTCAGCTCTGGATAAGCATTCCAATAAGCTGCTGCTTCCTTACCAATCATTCCTTTAGCAGGACAAGGTGTACCACTCATAATCATCGCTTGAAACACTCGCGCATCTTGACAGAGTATAGCAACTGAAGCAACTTTCATACCAGCGTTTCGAAGTTCGCGAGCTAGTTTGATTCTTTCGCAGTTAGCATCTTTAATTGTAGTACCAGCAGATATACCTATGAGGCCTGTTTGAACTCCACCAGATATTCCAGAGACACACACATCTGAGTTAACTACAGATATACTAGGTGCCTTCGCAGATGGAGGCGGTTGGTTTTCGTGATTTACAGTAGACGTCGATGACCCAGTCGATGTATTATTGCTTGTTGATGTTGCCGTGGAGGTATTTGTACTTGTTGATGTAACAGTACTAGTAGTTGTATTGTCAGCTCCGTGAACTGTAGTTACAAATAGCATACCTATAACAACTAAGGCGATAAAGGCCCATGTCCATTTTTTTCTCATATGTCCTCACTATGAAATTATCTAATGTATATATTTATACTTTTCTTGGATCCATTTTATACTTTTACTGACTCTTCCCACTGACAGTTTCTTTTTCTATGTCCGTTCCAAGCCAGAAATCCAAATAGTCTTAACATGTAGTAGCAAGCATAGTTTAATAATTTAAAACCATTAACGTCTATATTAACATCTCTAAACGTTTGGTCCATATATTTTTGGTCATGTATACCATTTATAGATTCTTTATTACCATACAAAAGAGTTTGATACTTATATCCATAATCGTGAATCAAACCACCAATTAACATTACACCTACTGGGCTTAACCAAGACCTAGCAAACTTAGGCATTGAAGCTCCATCAAATGTAAAGCCTTTAGGGATACAATATTCAGCACCATTTAATTTATACTTCCAGTCTTTAGTAATTTCCCAATTACGAGTAGAGCCAAACCACATCCATACAGCTCCCCAAAATCCTTTTCCTTTAGTAGGTATTCTGATGGGCCGCATTGATGGATACTCATCATAAGTAAGTCTAATTCTACTTACAGCGTTTCTATCAAAGTAATTGACAATCCAACCTAATAGTAATAAGGTTCCGCCAATATATATGTAAAGCATTATATTCATTATTCCCCCTTTGGATCCATTTGTCTACGTGCTTGTAGCTCTGATTTCATACTATCATACTTCATCTTGCGGCGAGCTCGTCTTTGTGCTGCCCAAGGGCCAATTACGTTAGTAAATATTAAGAATCCTATTATAATGTATAGGACCGTTGTTGTTATGTTTTGTGTTATATATGCAATCATCTGTTCTTGGTTCCCCGCTTCAATATCAGTAACAGCGGGTTTATCATCAGGTAGGACTTCGTCCACTGCAATCGAAGTTCCTAAATTAGCTAAAGCTGGTATAGGACCTGCAATAGCATAAGTTACAGCTGTTGTGGCGGCAGTCTTTATGACATTGTCTAATTGAAGCGATTTAATGTCCAAGAATGAGCATCCAGATAATGATATAGTCAGGAGTCCCGCCAATAATGTTTCTTTAATCATACTTCTATTTATATAATTTGATCAGTGTTGCCGCGGCTACTTTGTAGTCTCCCTCTATTGATGCGCCGGGTGAATGGAGATTATTGCTTCTAAAATACACTGCATCACCATTATCTCCCCACTGTAATGCATGTTTTATGCTTAATCCTCTTAGTTTTTCTTTAGGAATATGATGTAAATGTTTATTATAATCCTCTTCTGATATTACAAATCCATCTTCAAGGTCATTAACTTCTTCTCCAGGCTCGCCTTGTCCATGCTGTTCCCCATTCAAATAATTAAAATAGTCGAAATGATAATTACCATATTGTGTTTGATTAAAGATAATAGTATGTGCATCATAGTTTTTATCTAAAGTTATTGAAATAGTATATCTTAAATTATCAGGATTGTCTTCAGCATGTGCATCATCTTTATGAATCTTCGGTGATGGCATCTCCTGCCAATTGATTCTAGAGCCTATCCATTCCCAATCTTCATGCCCTACTATTTTATTAATAGCATTTTTTATTATATCATATGCTTCGTGATGTTCTCTTATAGGCCATACTCGGTAAGCCCAGCGTATAGACATCTCAGAAAATGCACCTTTATCTTGTGCATCTTTCCACCAATTTAATAGCTTCTCAACTTCTTCAGGGGTTAAAACATTCTTTACTTGGGTTGGATTATTTTCGATAACAATTCCTCCTCTGTCTCAACTCTATCGGGGTCAGGTAGACAACAATCAACTGGGCAAACTTCTACACATTGAGGTGTATCAAAATGACCTACACACTCAGTACACTTATCACCATCTATAACATAAAACTCTACTAAATTTGGGTCGTACCATATTGCGTCATTAGGACACTCTGGTAAACAGACGTCACAGTTGATGCACTCATCTGTTATTAGTAATGACATTTAAACTGTAAAGGATTCGCCACATCCACATCTAGCCTTTTCCTTTGGATTATAAAATTCAAATCCTTCATTAAGACCCTTTGTCCTATGGTCTATCTCTGCACCCTCTACATATACTTGTGACTTTTTATCAATGACAATAGGAATACCTTTAACGATAAACGAATCATCTTGGTCGGTTTCCATTATATTATATTCTAAGTGATAAGCCATACCAGAACATCCTGTACCCTTTACGAGCACACGGAGTTTCATATTACCTGTGATTAAGGTTTCTAATTTTTTTACTGCGCTGTCAGTTAGTGAAATAATTTTGTTTCCCCCCTTCTCTATATGTATCTAATGTTAAACAATGTAACCCCGCATCCCAAAAATTTCTATGTCTCATACGACAATATATAGCTTCCATGCCATGTTGTTTTAACTTATCATGAACTTCTTTTTGATAGTTCAACGATAATATAACTTCTTCAGATATGCTAAGCATATTAACTTCGAATACACTCTCTTCAGCAAATCCAACCCATTCATTCAACCACTTATCTACATAGTCGACAAGTACTTTATTATTTTTAATTTCGGGATGCCACCATCTTCCCTTTGTTATATCTTTTTCTTTAGCCCAACTTTTTAAATAATGACCTATGTTATCAGACTTCATATAATTAGGATGTTCTATTCTTAATACTTCCCATCCAGGCAACGTATCTTTAAAGTGGTCTGGTCCTAACCACGGACCACAAACAACTAAGCCAGGCTTAGGTAAATTAAAACTCCCATCATTATGTCCCCCTATAGCTGTATTAGCACCTTCGTATTGTGGATAATGATTTAAAACTTTATCAGCTAACCACGGAGTTTCTAAAAGGTCTATAATAAGTTTATCACCAACTCTAGTAACGTTAGGTGCTGCAAATCTAAAATCTTCTACTTCATCATTCCAAAAATCAGTAATGTCGGGATTAAAAATTTCATTATTATTTTTATTATACATTGTCTCATGTATAACTCCAGAGCCTGGTGGAAGACTTGTAAAGAGTAATCTATTACCTAAGACAAGCCAATCATCTCTTGGACAAAGACAAGGCCTTGGTATTCCTGTTAACTGTCCGCCTACAGCATTAAAATCATTAACAGAAGTAAATCTTCCATCAAAGTAAGGGTGTACCTGGTCCTCTGGTGTTTGTATTACTTCAACACCTAAGTCTTCAAGAGTCTTTTTAATTCCTGTTAAGTCCTCTTGAGTCTCATATAATATTTGTTGTAATAAATCTCGAAGCTTATGGTCTGCAAGGTCTTCAAAGAACTCAGGAGGGAAACAATTACCAAGTACTACTTGTTTTAATGGATCCCAACCATTCCAACTATTAACTTCATTTACCTTGTACTTTTTCAAATCCATCTATTGTCCATCTATTATCTATCCACGCTACTGGACTCATTATTTCAAATCCATCTATCTGTTCTTTATATTCATCTGCTCCGCCGATATAAAGATACTTATATCCCTTAGCTTTATAGTATGCACACTCATGCTTTAAACTTGCAATACCTAATTGTAACTTAGGGTTTTCATAATCCCAAGCAAATTGTAATGCTTCTGCATTCTCATCATCATACGTTGCTATCATACTAAATCCTATTAACTTACCTTGTTGATAGTATCCATGAATGTCATTGTCTTCATATTCAGATTTGAATATTGGCATGACGCTATTAAACTTATGATGATTACAATATTTATAATAAATTTCATTGAGCTGTGTAGAGCATGGCCAATGTATTATATCACC